CAGGAGTTGTTGCTGGAGTTCACCGGCAAGGCACAGTCCATCTTACTGCGGAGGGGAGGCAGGGACGGCGTGTTGGATGGCTCGACCGGCTTGCTTGCACAAAGCGACCTGACAACCGCCTGGGGGAACAGCTGGTCTGACTGGACAGAGGAATTCCTGCGCGTGCGCCGTGAGGCGGGCATGATCGCTTTTGGTGTGACGGCTGTGTTTCATGATCGGTTGGTGATGGAGACAGTGATCAGTGAGCAGTCAGCAGTCAGCGAGGCGATGCTTACCGAAAACGTCATTGACGGTGTCTTCACGCCGCAGTTGGATTTGTTGTTGCAGGTGGCGGGCGAATATTTGTATGGCGACAACATGAACCTTTCGGGGCGTGTCTTCCGCATCGACCGTGAGGCGCGTGACGGGATCAATGCTGTCTTGCTGAACGGCATCCAGAAAGGGGATTCGGCTTTCAATATTGCGAAACAGTTGGAGCAGTTCCTTGGGGCAAATGAAGATTGCCCGCGCTGGACATCCACACGGCTGTATGGCAGGACAAAATCGCAGATCGCTGGCGGCGATACGACCGGTCTGTTGAGCGGTGACGATTGCAACGGTCAGGGTGTGTCGTATAAGGCGCTGAGGCTGGCGCGCAACGAGATTCAGAAGATACACAATCTCGCCACTGACAGGATGATGGCGGCTCAGCCGTGGGTGAAGGAAGAGCAGATCCATTTGAGCCAGGCGCATCCTGAGACCGACATCTGTGATGACGTGGTTGGGGCAGGGCGTGAAGGACAGGGCATTTATGAGGTGGGTGAGATAGAACTGCCGTTGCACCCCGAATGCCTGTGCTACAAGACCGCTGTGTTGATGCCGGAGAAGGAATTCACAAGCCAGTTGAACGGCTGGTTGAAAGGGAAGCAGGAATGGGCTGAGATGGATGCGTATGCTTCCGACCTGGGCGTGGACCTTTCCACATCCCTGCGACCTGCGGTGATCAATCTGGCGGTGTGGCTGTTCAGTGACAAGCTGGAGGAGTGGTTGAAATGACTCTTGGCGCATCCATTCAAACCGCATTGCAGGCAGATTCCGCTTTGATGGCACTCCTGACGGGCGGCATCCATGCGGACATCGAAGAGATCAGCAGGTATAACCCCGCCGCCGCCTTCGATTCAAACAAGGAGATCAAACCGTGCGCGCTGATCAAGGTCCCGAATGAAAACCCAACGGGTCCGTACCTGACCAGTGTGCGGACCTCCTTCGTTATCTATTTTTATCAACGGCAGGGATACAACGTGATCGAACCTGCCATGACCCTTGCGTTTGCAGATGTGAATGAAAAGCAGATCGGGACGCGGGTTTGGAATATCGAATACACAGGCGCTGTGTATCAACAACGAGACCAGGCTTTGGATTGCCCGCTTGGGTCGTTGCGATTTATGGCTGTACGCCAATTATAAAAAAGGAGAAATTGCTATGACTGCAACACCTGGGCAAAATGATAAACCGTTTGGATTGAAAGAGATCATCATCGAGAACATGGCTGGCACGGTGAGAGTGAGCCTGCCCGCCGCGCTCGAGCTTGGTTTCGAAGAGATGATCGTGACCGGCGAGTTCTACGGCAACGATGATCTGCAAGGTGTGGTGACGCAACCCATCGGGTTGAAGGGCACATTCAAGCAGGGCGGATATCCGCTCAGCGCGCTTTCGCTGATGACGGGTCACGATTACGCATTGACCGGCACCACACCGAACCAGGTCGCCACGCTTCAGGGCGATTCTGCCACGTACCCGTACTTCAAGATCTACGGGAAGAGCCTGGGCGATGAAGGCGACGATATTCACGTGAAGATCTTCAAGGCAAAGCTCACCGCCGCGCCGAAAGGCACGTTCAAGCGCGCCGAGTTCTTCATGCTCGAGACCGAGTTCACCGGCGTGAAGGTGAGCGGCAAGGCATACGACGTGGTCGCCAATGAGACCGCTACAACCCTGCCCGCACTGCCTGATACACCCGATGTGCTCAGCGTGATCACGGTTCCCGCAGATGCGGCGACCGATGTAGTGATCACCGCAAACCTGACCGCCACCTTCAACAATGAGCTGGCAAGCGGAGCGGAGTCTGGCATCATCCTGACCACTGCGGCAGGTGTGCCGGTGGCAGTCGCCCGCACGATCGACGCCGCGCGCAAGGTCGTGACGCTTAACCCAACAGCGTCGTTGGGAGCCGCAACTGATTACCTGTTGATCGTCGCAGGTGTGACCGATGTGTTCGGTCAGACGCTCACAGATACGGTCGTGGACTTTACGACCGCCGCGTAACCCCCTTACCTCACCCCTAACCCCTCTCCTTTAGGAGAGGGGGAATTGGAGAATTATGTCAAAGAATAATGGAACTGCTTCATTGAAGCAATCGGAATTGGCGAAGCGAAAAAGCCTTGCCGAGTGGAGAGCCGGGAGAGTCCATGAGCGGACTTTGCCGAGCGGCTTGCAGGTAAAACTGCGCGACGTGACCATGACTGACTTGATGTTCACAGGAAAACTGCCGGATGCCATCATCAACATGGCGAAGGAAACATCGAATAACGGCAACCAGGAATTCGATCTGAACGAGCTTACCAAGAACACCGCGGACTTCAACCAGATGTTGAATACGCTGGTGGAGTTGTGCCTGGTGGAGCCAAAGATCGGCACACAGGCAGATGACGAGCACATCCTGCTCGGAGAAATTCCGGCAGACGATAAGATGGACATCTTCACCTTTGTCAATCGGGAGGTGGAGCAGGTCAAATCCTTTCGCGAAGGACAGGACGAACCTCTGGCGGTTGTATAACGCCGCGATCTCTTATGGAAAGAAGCCCAGCCAGTTCTTCGACTTCGAAACGGAGCTGGGAGCCTGGCAATTGGATGAAGCCTGCCTGGTGGTGGGCAGGCAGGTCGAAAATAACCTCAGCAATGGACGGAGCGCCTTCGACGGATTTGTACTGCCCGTCTCTACAAAATCGAAAGGCTATGCCGCCATCAAGGGAAAATATCCCGTCAGGAAGATGAAAGTGCCCGCAAATGGTATCTGGTAACTTGACAGCAACATTCAAGAGTTTTATACTCGTCTCATACGAGACGTCCAATCTCATCCATGAAGGCGGCAGTTCGCTTTTAAGTAACACTGTATTCAATTCCATATTCATGGCAGGGTTCTGCCACAGAAAAAGAAGTTGCCGCCGAGATGGACGTCTCCCGACAGTGTTCGTTCTGTGGCAGAACTTTGTTAAAGGAGACGTCCATGTTACCGCAACAAAAAATACAAGGAATGGTTCTAATGGCGCCACAGGAAAGACCCATGTTTTCACCGCAACTGGTTCATATGATGGCAGATGCCACCTACGAAGCGTTGCGAAAATATATGGAGATTGCTCAAGCCCGACCGGAAGCCCTGCGCCTGCTCGACGATCTGATCCTGTTGACAGGTTACGATGCGAAGAAAGAGAAAGCAGACTGGGTCGACAATCAGGGCATCGCCGAATCGATTGGCTCGGTGAGCTACGATATCGTTGCGCTCGGATTTGGAGCGTTGCTCGAAAAGTAAAATCAATGCAATTCAATAAGGCAGACATTCTGACCTCACCCCCAGCCGGGTGCAGGTCGAACGTCTGTTTTGTTTTCAACACGGAGGCGGCATGGCTATCAATCTAGGTTCCGCCTATGGGAAGGTCGCGCTTGATACCAAGGGACTAGTGCAGGGTGTAGATAAAGGCAAAGCAAGCCTGAGCTCACTAGAAACATCCGCAAAACAACTTGGCGCGCAGATGAAGGATGTTGGACAAAAGTTGACAGTTGGTTTGACCTTGCCCATTCTGGCATTGGGAACTGCATCCATAAAAATGGCTTCCGATATGGTGGAAACCAAAAGCAAGGTCAAAGTAGTATTTGGGGACATGGCTGATTATGTCGAACAATGGTCGGAAGGTTCCGCCAAATCCATGCAGTTGTCACAACAGCAGGCACTCGAGGCGGCGGGCACATTTGGAAATCTTTTTATTGCCATGAAGATCGGCAAAAAAGATGCGGCTGAGATGTCAACAGTGTTGGTGCAATTAGCTGGAGATCTTGGCTCCATCAACAATATGGACCCGTCTCTTGTTCTGGTGAAATTGAAATCTGGCATTGTCGGTGAAACGGAAGCGGTGCGCGATCTGGGTATCGATCTACGTGCTACGACTGTGGAAGCCAAAGCAATGGAAATGGGTTTCCAGAAACTCAATGGTCAATTCACACAAGGCGATCTGATCGCCGCACGTTATGCCATTATCCTTGAGCAAACCAGTGTTGCCCAGGGTGATATAGCTCGAACAGGTGGGGAATTAGCAGGACAATTAAAGACCTTGAACGCAAATTGGAAGGACATCCTGGCAATCCTTGGTCAAAATTTATTACCTGTCGCCAAGATATTCGTTACGATCTTGAATGAATGGCTTGAGAAATTCAAAAATCTATCTCCCTTTCAACAAAAGGTCATCGTTGGTTTTCTGGCTTTTGTGGCAATACTTGGACCCTTGCTTATATTAATGGGGACGTTACTTCCAATGATTCATTTTACGACCAAAAGTCTCAATCCCTTTTCAGGCGGGATATTTGGATTAGTATTCGGTTTTGTGAAACTTGTTTCGGTTCTCGCAATCGTTGTAAAAGTTCTCTCATTCTTTGGCGTTTCATTGGGTCCGCTCGGAACGGGCATTCTCGGATTGAACACAGCCATTGCTGGAACAGGCGCGGCGTTATTCCCGATCATTGTCATTCTGCTGGCGATTGCGGCTGTGGTCGTCTGGTGGGCGGTATTGTGGAAGTCGAACATCTTCGATATCCAGGGCACCTGGAAGACGTTTGTGAGCGTTATCAAGTCGTTGTGGGGGGCGCTGACAGCCTTCCTGCGGGGAGACACGGAAGCCGCCACCGAATACCTGCAGGAAGCCTGGAACACGCTCGTGGATAAAATTCAGGAACGCTGGCAGAACTGGTTCGGTTGGATCGTCACCGCCTGGAACAACTTCACGAACTTTCTGCGCAATGCCCTGCCGCGTCTCCGTGATTACATCGTCACCGCCTTCAAAAACACCAACTGGATGGATGTGGGTAAAAGTATTTTATTGGGTCTCGCGAACGGCATGTTGCTGGGCATCCCCAGCCTTATCCTTGCCGCAACGAAGGCGGTCGAAGCGGTCTTGAAAACATTTGACGACAAGCTGGATATGCACTCGCCTTCAGGTGTAATGGAAAAGCGCGGCATCTGGAGCGCACTAGGTTATGCAAAAGGCTGGCAACAGGGCATGAACCCGGATGACGTGGCTCAGATGATGGCAAAACCCCTGGTGAATAACAACAGCACACAACAGCAGAATATCACCATGCAATTCAGCGGCGGGATCACAACACGCCAGGTGCAGGGCATGATCGCCGAGAACAATGAGCAGATGATGAACACACTGATCAACGCGCTCGGAGGAGCAAGTTAATGGCAGACTTTGAGATAGGCACAACAGAAGGCGGCATGACAAATATCGAATCACTGGCAACGCCACTCCCTTTGCCGCAGTTCGACTTCCAGCCTTTTGCACGCGTCGTGAATAAGGGCAGTGGTGGCACGCGCGGCGTTGGCTCGCCTGTCGCCACATGGACGTTCCAATTGCTCACCATCGAAGAATACACGATGTTGAGAACCTTCTGCGCAGGTGCATCTGCTGAGGTATTTATACGCACACGCATCGATGACGATAACTATGATGTATTTCAAGCGAATATGATCGTCCCCAACGATGGCATGGGTCGCTGGTATGGAAACCGCAAGAATTACGTGGTCACGTTTCGGAATCTGGTGGCGGTATAAATGGCGCGTGCAATCACTGCCCCCGAACTGGCATTGCTCCGCGGCGATGGTCAGTGGAGCAAGTTATATCTGGCTATCTTCAAGCCGAACACCATCTACACGGCGCGGCTGGATGTGGTGCCAACCTACACAGACCTTGTCGCACAGATCGCATTCGACACCGGCTCCGGCACGCTTGGCGATGTGAAGCCCGGCATGACCCTTTATGTGGGCACAACCGCAGGCGCGTTCGATCTCGGTATGTGCCGCATCCGCAAAGACCCGATCTCTGGTTGGTTCTACATTGGTCTGACCAGCGAGATCAACTGGCAGGCAGAATGTCATCTCACCGTTGTGGATGACTTCGACCTGTGGGCAAAACACGCGGTCATCGCCGATTCCGCGCTCGTGATGGACGTGGACGTGGAATACGATGACCAGCATACGGATTTCAATCCCGTGCCTGTTCTGGGTCCGCACGCCGTTGCCTGGCTGGATGAGGCTACCGTCGATGTGACATTCGACGCATCAGACTCATGGGTGCCTGGTTCCACCATCTCAGCCTACGCGTGGACCGCGCCGGGTTCGAGCGCATCGAGCGGCATGTCCACTGCCACCCCCACGATCACCTATAACGCAGTCGGTATTTACCGTGTCTTTTGCACAGTCACAGCCGCGAACGCAAAAACCACAGTGGGCGTGCGGCACGTCTTTATCTATGACCGCGATGCCAACCAGCCAGCCACGGTCTTCCAATTGGCGCAATGCATTGCAGATTACGACACGGGCGGCTGGATGTTCGATATGGCAATGGAAGCCGAAGCGGGACTGGGAGAGATCCGTGACCGGTCGCTGGTGGTGCTCTTCGCTGAGGATTGGTATGGGGAGACGAAGCAGTCGATCGGTCCCATCGAAGGACGCGAGAACATCGTTTGCGTGGGGCGCATCATGGGCGAATCCATCCGCTGGGATCGTGAAACGGGTCAGGTCCATTTTACGGTGCAGGGTCCGCAGTATTGGCTCAACAAGATCAAAGCCTTCCCTATCGAATTGACCTTCGCCACCAACACACCTGATTCGTGGTCGGTGATCCCCTCCATGACCGTTGACCGCGTGCTCTGGCACATCCTATACTGGCATTCGACCGCCATCGAGACCATGGACTTTTACCCGCCCGAAGATACGCGTCTCCTGCCGGATGGCAAAACGCTTGCCTCCACGATCTGGGGACAACTTGCCGATATTGCACAGTCTCGTTTGCTGGCTTCACCCGGCTTCGACCGCTTCGGCAGGTTGTTCGTCGAAATCGATCCGCAAATGGTCCCTGAAGCAGACCGAACCTGGGCAACCGTGATGGCGCTCACCGATGACGACTGGCAGGAAGGCATCGACCTGCAACGCGTCACGGTGGAAGATGTTTCGCTCATCACGCTTTCATCCCAGCAGGTGGATGAATCGGGAAGCGTCATAACTCTCTACAGCCTTTCACCTGGTCATGTGCCGCGGCGTTACGGTGAACCGATGGGCATCGATAGACTACTGGCGGCATCGCAGGCTGAATCGAACGAGTTAGCAGGTCTGGCGCTGGGCTGGTACATCAACGAATTCCCCGATGTGCCGGTGATCCTTGCGCAGAACAACCGCATGATCGACCTTTTCCCACGCCAGTTCTGTTCACTGGATATGGAAACAACAGACAACCCGCGTGAGATCGCCTTCGATGGCAACCTCATCCCGCGCCGTATGACCCTTTTATTCGATGCCGAAAGCGGGTACATGCACCCCGAATTCAGCTTCGAATCCGAGACCTTCGAACAGGTCAACACCGATGGCGACATCCCAGATGTTGACGATACATCAATCCCGGCTTTCCCTGGCCTGGGCAGCTTTCCCGAGATTCCGGACCTCACGACGCTCTTTCCGGGTGACATTTCATCCGCTCCCGATGGACCGCCTACTGTCTTGATGGTCGATGAAATAAAGGGATTACTTCTGTCGAAAAATTTCAACGAGCCTGTAGCCGGTGATGTGACATGGCAGTTCTGGAATTCAGGGATAGATACGGCTGATTTGGAATATATTACAACAGCCAGTCTCGCCAGGATACCTGAGGTATTTATTACCCCAGGCGGATCTGTATGGATGGCTGTTTTTGAAAAGGTATTCGAGCGATGGATCGACACAATTTATTTTGCGCCTGCCCTTGGTGCATTGTTTACAAAGGTGATAGACCAGGCGTGGCTTGATGCAAACGAACCGGGTGGAGTGGTCGGTATCAGCGGCATGGGATATAACCCGAATAAGCCGGAAGAGATCGCATTTATTGCTGGAAATTGTTCAGCGGCTCAAACAGGGCGTCATTTGTGGATCGGTAACAGGAACGGATTTATACAAAAAACAGCGCTCACGTTTTTGGGTCAATTCGCCAATCCAATTACTTACGGGAACAATGAATGGGGACATATTACATCCAACAATGGAGGTTCAACAAAGACATTCAGGCGTTTTGCCGGGGATGGTTCGTCTCAATTGACGGCTGTGGATATTACCAATGTAACAGCAAGCGGCGCAACCCCGGGACATTGGAGGGCGGGTACAAGTAAAATTATTATTGCCTATAATGGTGACGGAAATACAATTTCAGTTTCAACCGACGGCGGGGCAACTTTTTCTGATTTTGATGTGACCAAATCATTTCACAGGAATTTTGCAGTGCATCCAGGAGGTCAATATATATTAGCAGGCTGGGATAATGCTTCAGGTAAGAGAGGTAAATCATCCGATGGTGGTACTTCATGGTCTGGATTACCAAATCTTCCTGCAGGGGGGGAATATGCGTTTGCCTACGCCGGAGGCGCAGGAGTGGATAGTCGATGGATCGCGGCACGCGGTGTGGTTCGGTATTCAAACAATGCCTTTGGCGCAGAAGATTGGTTGAACAAAGAAGGTAATCTGGGCTATCTGATACCCGTTGGCATGGTGATCAGAAAAATTATTGTTCCGGGAATATCAGGGCAATGAACAACAGAAAATTATTGTGACAGGATGATAAAATGGCACAACCACGAACAAAATCCCGATTGAGAAAAGTGTTGAAACAAGTTCAAAAGCCGCAGACCGGCTGGATGGATGTTTCTGATTTCGTTGTTGGCAAAGCGGATGCCACCATCCTCACAGGCATCGATGGCATCATATATGTCCGTGATCCAAAGAATGGTCAGGTGTTGACCGCTTACAATTCCATTGCACCAACAGATCGTCCAGGATTGCAGGTGAAAGTTGGAAGGCTGGTGGGTGAATCAATCTATCGCGTCAAAGGGATGCGTGATTCCTATGGCGTTCCTGCAGGTGGTGGACAGCTCTCGCGTCATACACACGACGGGTTGTTCATCGGTCGAGACCGGTTCCTGCCATTCCTGGTCATGCCCATCGAAGGAGGTGCGCATACCGTACAGATCTATGGCGATGTGATAGAAAAAGCAGATGAAACCTTTGGCTGGATCGAGAACCAACAGCTCGATCTCTCTTCCTATGTTCCCACTGCAGGCGCTTTATATGTCTTGATCGAAGCCGATGATGATGGTGTGATCTATGTCATCGAGGGCACGCCGATCGAAGCCAAGGAACTTCTCACTCCTGCCAATATCCCCGCCAAGACAAGTGGTCGTAAGGCATCCTGTGCGGTGCGTCTGTATGACAGTCAGGAACAACTCTATCGAGATCCAAAATCCATCAACGACTTCGTGGATGTCCGTTCGTTGACTTCAGGAGGCGGTGGTGGGGGTGGTGGAACAGAATTCAAAGGACAGATAGATTGCTCTGCCAATCCAAACTATCCAGCCGCAGACGCTGGTGATTATTATCGCGTCAGTGTTGCCGGAAAGATCGGCGGTGCATCGGGAACAAGTGTACAAGCTGGCGATACCGTGCTGTGTATTGCAGACGGGACAGCTTCGGGTGATCAAGCCACTGTTGGTACATCGTGGAGAATTGACAAGACGGTGAATGGACCTGCAACCACAGGAGCAAACATCGCTAAATTCAGCGATACGTCGGGCAGGATACTAGAAGATGCCGGGACAATAGAGTCGATTATTGCAGTAGCATACTTGTTGGCAGGCAATAAAACAACTCCTGACGATCTGGACAGGATTAGTATTCTTGACTCAGATGACGCATCTCTCAAATATGTATATTTTGCAAACCTCAAAACATGGCTTACTACGCTCTATGTTGCTCTCACGGGAAACCAAACCGTTGCAGGCGTGAAAACATTTTCGAGCGACCCAATCATCCCCGATGAAGCCTATGATGCAACGGCATGGAATGGGAGCCTTGAACCTCCGACAAAGAACGCGGTAAGAGATAAAATAGAGACGATGGGCGCAGGCGGGGGACTGACCTACAATGCAACAACAGTGACGACGGGAAATGTCACGGCGGTAAAAGAGAACTTCTATGATTGCACAATTGCAGGAATGACGGCGGACAGGGATTTCAATCTCCCTACACCAGCGGCGGCGGGCGAGCGGATCGCCTTGCGCGTTTTGGATGGCGATGATACTTATGAACTCATCATCAAAGCGAATGCAGTTGAACTCACACGCATATTTATTGCCAACGAGTATATGTCTTTTGTTTCGCACGGCACTGGCGCAGGCGATTGGAAGATGGAAGTGGATGGGCGGATTCCGTGTCTTGGTTATGCCGAACGCCAGGCGGCGCAAAATATCAATCATAACACTCTCACAAAAATTGCCCTTGACGCATCTGTCATTGACAGAGGCAATATTGTAGACGTGACCACGAATGACAGGATCAACATCCGTCGTGCTGGAAATTATGAAATCACCGGACTTACATCAATTGCCGGACTGGAGGGTGGAGAAAACTTACAAGCTCTCACTTATGTCAATGCGGCAGAATTTTGGCGAAATGTAATGTGGTCATCATTTACCGGAACGAATAATGATGAAACTACACAAGCGGGTCCGAAGCTGTATCAAGCCGCCATTGACGATTATGTTGAACTCTATATAAAACACAATGAGGGAACGGCGCAGAACACACTCACCGCGGGCAGGTCGCCAGGGTTATTAGTCAAGGAGATTTTATAAATGATAACCATTCCATTCAATTTTGACGGCGATAAGTTTATTGCAAAATTCGGAGATGTTGAATTTCATGTTGATGGCGATCAGTTGGTCTGTCCCTCCCAGCCTAATCTTACCGAAGCGGATCTTGCTGATTGCGTGGTGGATATGGAAGCCTATCAACGTATCAGTGACCGTACAACCAATGCAGAGTCCAATGCCAAGCAAATCCCAGGGTGGGCAATGTGGGACGCACAGCAGGCGGGGGAATGGGCAAACACCAATCTTGTCGCCCCATTGGCAACCATTCGGACACAAGCAGTCGCTGCTGGAACGCTTGCGGCAATCAAGCCTGTATTCATTGCGCTGATCGACCTGGTGGGGGTATTGATTGATGCTGTTATGAAGATGGGGCGCCTGGTGATCGCTTTGCGAGATCGAACTTTTCCAAGACTGCCGGAGTAGAAGCAAAGTCATGATTTCATTTTCCCCTCAAACGCATAAGTGAATTGTTGTCTATAGAGATGTGCCCCCACAGGGGCAGACTCTATAGGCAACGGGTCTGTGGGGGCGGGGTCAAAAGGGGGCGGGTAGAAGTAGGTAATCATACCACGAATGATATTGCCATCCCTTTCTGCGGTGACTTCGCTGACGAAGCCGCGCAGGATCTGGCGTTGGGTTTCGGGGGGGGAGTTGTTGAGAGCCTGGATGATGGCTTGGGAGGCGGCTTCAATTTCCGGCGTGGTGAGATGCGGGACGCGCTGGATGGGGATGTCGAGCTCGTCGAGTTCGGTCCGCACCTGGGTGCGTTGCGTTTCCTTTTGTTTGAGCGCGTCCAATAAGGCTTCCGAATGTCCCGTATCGGCAATGGCTTTGGTGATGTTTGCGATCTGCCGTGAAAGTTCCGTGCGTTCCCCGTGGAGCACGGATTTTTTTTCTCCGTGCTCGATCTCGCCTTCGGTCTGGTTGTGGATGGCGATCTCTTGTTGGGCGCTGAGCGATTCGGGGATGAGGATGTAGTCGGTGAGCGTGGAGAGTACCAGCGCTTCGAGTTTGTGACGTGTGATGCGCCCCGCGTCACAATCAAGGCGGCGTTTGGCGCGTGAACAACGGTAGGCTTCATCTCTACCATGCTTTGTGTCGCGGCTGACGGTGTTGCCGTTCATGGGGGACCCGCACCTGGCGCATTTGACCATGCCGCTCAGCAAATAGACCGAGTTGGCGCGGCGTGGATGTTTCTCTTTGAATTTCTTTTGTGCGGTGTCTTTGAGTTTCTTTTGGACGGTGTTCCATGTTTTCATGGGGATGAGCGCTTCGCAGTATTCTTCCACGACCATGTCGCCGAATTCTAGGATGCCGATGTAGATGCGGTTGTTGAAGAATGTGCGGTAGGAGTTGATGGAGCCGTACAACCGTGTGGATTTGTGGATCTCGCGCAGGGTGGAACCAGCGGACCGCATTTCAAAAGCTTTGCGTATTCTGGGGGCGAGGCGTTTATCGATTACCCAACTATGATTTTTGCGTGGTTCGCCTGTGCGTGGATTGATGGTGATGATCGGTTTGCGCCGAAAGCCGAGTGGGGGTGTGCCGGGCACCGCGCCCTGGCTGACGATGGAGCGCAGTCCGTCCTTGGCATCCACTGAGGTTTGTCGTGAGCGTTCTTCGTTGGAGATATCCACGACCGTTTCGACAAAGCGCGAGTAGGGACCATCGGGGATGGGGTCGGTCAGTGAATGGATGATGATGTCGTTATGACGTATGCGGGCTTTGTTCCATTGTGTGTCTTCAAAATTTCGACCAAATCGGGAAAAACTCCAAAGCAAAAGTCCGTGTGGTTTTTTCTCTGCCCGGTCAGACAGGTTGATCATACGTTGGAAGTCGTCACGACCGGCGGTGGTGGTCCCGCTCTTGGCTTCGTCCTTGAAGATGTGGATGAGTTGCAGTTGGTGGGTCTTGCAGAAGGATTGAATGGATTCGAGCTGGCGCGCAATGGATCTGTCCTGCCCTTCGCCGCCGCTATCGCGCAGGTATGCCCAGACCGTGGAGCCGGGAAGAAGTGTGGATGGTGGCGGGAGTAGGTTCATTATGGCAAACTCTCGCAGGCAAGCCCATTGCCATCACCATCCAGATTATGAATATCTCCAGCGCCACTGGAAACACAGGAATTGAAGCAAGACTGTGCTTGAGATTGACTTGAAAAATCGCCGCAATTATAGGTATCTGCATTACAGGAACATGTGCCGCCTGAAGATGCGGGAAGAGTTGGCAGAATGAAGATCACCGTGTTGGTGGGAACGATGACCGGATTTTCCGACGTCGGAATTGTGATGGGTGTGGGGATCACCGGTTGTGTCAACGTTGGTAGTGTAGTGGCGGTGATGTTCGGTGTGGGCGAACTTGCCGCTCTTGTTTGGATGATGGCGGCATTGGCAGTTTGAATGATGATCGTTGAAACGTCAATAATGGCGGTTGTCGGTGTGGCTGTGGAAGTGACCGTATCTGTGTTCCAAAATAACAGACCGATACAACAGAAGATGATGAGACATAATACGATGACGCCGATAATAACGATGACGATGACATTGCTGGTTGCAGATGTGCTGACTCCGCCCTTGCTGAGATTGATCCGCATCCCCTTGCCCAACGAAAATATTTTACGAAAGCGAAAAGGCATATCGCCCCCTTCCTAAACCCAATGTGCCTGATAGATCATCTCTAAGACCCACACTTCCACGCGGACTTGCACCCGCTCGATCAACTCGATGGCAGTGGGCAGGCTCCACCACATGGCGCGGACATAGACCCATATCTGTTGAGTGGGGGATAGGTATTGCCACGCCCGTTCAACGCGGTGTAGTCTTTCGCTCTGTAAGTGCTTTCTTAGATCGCTCATTTTTCACTTCATATTGTTCGGCTTCATCGGCAAGTTGTTGTTGTTTCTCAGGTGGGATGTTTTCAAATCGGGAAATGATACTTTGCAAAAACGGATTTTGGGGATTGACTTCCAATACTTCATAAGCATAGTTCCCAACAAGATCAGCTATAGGTTTAGCAATTATTTTTCTGCTTTCATAGGTCATGGATCTCTCTTTATTTTGCCATGCTATGAAAAGCGATTTACTGACACCCAAGTAGTTTGCAAACTTCTGAAGGGATACGCTCTCCCTGGCTCTGGTCTGAATTGATCTCCAGATAACAAGTGCATCTTCAAGTAGTTGATGTGCTTTTTCTTCGTCCATTTTGGGGATTATATCCGTAACCTTTTGCATTTGGTCAAACCCTTGACAGATTGGTCACACTGTATATAATGGTCACATGGTCACAAACGTGACCAAAACAAGAAGTGTGACGGAGATTTACATGAGCGAAGAGATCAAAAACCTTACAGAAAATGAAATGCAGGTGTTGGGAAAGAACGACCGCCAATTTCTGGAGTTTCTGAACGAAAGCCTTTCCCCAGAAGGTGATAACTACATCCGCAGTCATGCAACGATCGTCAATATGCGAGTCCATGGCAAAGCGCCGAAAAACGAGATTTTGGAAGACATCATGAGTGTCTATCCGACTGGTGATCGGCGTTTTCGCTTTGCCCTGCGAGTTCTCGCAATAAAAAGACCCCATATCTGGGGTTTCCAAGGTCTGGTTTGGTCGTTGAAGGCTTCCAAACTGGTCAAGTCAAAGTAACCCTGCGCCCTAGTCCCATCCGTCCTTCTTGGCTCGGACGGATGGGCAGGGAATTGGGTAAAGAAGCAATGGCGTTGCTCTTCAACGCCGATAGTAACAGAACCCCACGAGCCCTGCACAAACTTTTGAACCAGAAACGGCATGAAAATAAAAATCTTGATCGCCTACGCAGTCCTCATGATCAGTCTCATTCTTTTACTTATCAATGTTCTTACGAAAGGCACTCCATGAACCAGGCACTCTTGATCGGCATCGCAATACTTGCAGGCAGTTTCCTTGGCTGGCACATCCGCAAATTGATCGAACGCCAGCAACAACTGGAGAAACAGGTCGCTGAACTCAAAGACATCGCCGATCGCCGCAGGCTTCCCTACCCCGCCCAGGCAGGCATCGAAGACGCCATCGCCATCGCGCTCGACATCATCAACGAACAGGAAGCCGTCCACGCCTACACAGACACACGTATCAACCAACTGACAGAGCGTTTACGCCAGGTGCGCTCCACACCACAAAGTTATGACACCAACCAACCTGACAAACGCAAAAACGAAACAAGGAAATGATCACGAGTTTGAGATCCGCTTCATCCCCCTCCCGCCCGAACACCGCGCAAGCTGGGACCTGGCAATGAAACTGATGAACGAAATTATTCTCAGCGTTGTAAAAGAACCTTTACATGGGATCAACATGACCGAGTCTGAAAAAGACATCACAGCGGACAGCAACACAAGCCGTTTTGATTTTTATGAAAAGACTTTGTGAGCATGTTACCAACATCCACCCTCATGCGCCAGCAGGTGAGTGGTGAGACCTACAAAACATAAATCGAATGATTGCAAAATTGGACACTGCTGGCACTTTATCAAAAACCCATAGTCCCCATCCGTGGCAACAATCCACGGCGAGGAAAGGATTACTGATGACAACACAAGAACTGATCGACCTGCTCAAATGGAACAAAGAACTCGGGTGCTACACCCGGCAGGGATTCCAACACGTAGTCTGGGATAAAGTCGCAGGCAGTGCCGTATGGCTCATCTTCTTCGACATAGACGATATGAAAGGCTTGAACAGCCGCGGCTCCTGGGATGAAACCTCCGAACTGATCAAACGCTCCATCTCTGTCCGTTCCACTGATTACGTCATCGGACAGATCCTCTCAGGCGACGAATTCGCAGTCATCGTCACCGAACGCACCGGCGAACACGCAGACCCGCTCCTCCTCTGCCAGCGCATCCAAAACAACTTCCGCGAGAACGGCGCATCCGCCACCTTCGCCTACGGCTTGATCAAATCCACAGACCTTGACGAGAACCTCAAACCCCTCAAGAAACTTGTTGAACATGCCAAAGCCAACAACCAGCGCGGCACCTTCACACGCCACGAAGAAACCGTCCCGGTCGAAATCCAATACCAATTCATGAACCGCAAGATCTCCCAGGTGGAGCCACGATGAAAAAAGCAGGATTATTCGACACCGTTCGGGATGCTTTGCGAACCAGGCATTATGCCTATAAGACAGAAAAAACATATCTGCATTGGGTCAAGCGCTATGTAAATTTTATCAAGCCGATCCATCCCCGTGAAGCTGGCTCTGAAGGCGTGAAACGATTTTTGACACACCTGGCAGTTGATTTGCATGTCAGTGCAACCACGCAAAACCAGGCATTAGCGGCATTATTGTTTTTGTACAAATTATATGAAGTTGATCTTGGCAGTTTGGATATTGTCCGCGCGAAGAAATCCACGTGGCTACCTGTCGTTTTGACCCACGAAGAAGCAATGAGAGTCATCGAACAATTGAACGGTCAATACCGGATCATGGCTCAGTTGATGTATGGTGCTGGTCTGCGTTTGATGGAGTGTTTGCGTGTGAGGGTAAAGGATATCGATTTCGGAAACCGAACAATAACACTTAGGGACACGAAATCCAACCGGGATAGGGTGACTGTTCTGCCTGAATCTGTAGTCCCCGCTTTGATGTTGCATATTGCCAAAGTCAAGGCTCAGCATACGATTGATCTCACAGATGGTCGCGGTGAAGTCGAACTGCCATTTGCGCTGGATCGAAAATACCCAAATGCGCCTTTTGAGTGGGCTTGGCAATATGTATTTCCGGCTGGTCAATTCTCAACAGATCCACGAAGCGGTCATGTACGCAGACATCATATCTATGAAACGAGTGTGCAAAAAGCAGTCAAAAAAGCGGTAGGGAAGGCGGCTATCCATAAGAATGTTGGTCCGCATACATTTCGTCATTCGTTCGCCACTAAGCTATTGCAAGATGGATACGATATCCGCACCATTCAGGAGTTACTTGGACATAAGGACGTAAAAACAACAATGATCTATACCCACGTGACGATGAAGGGGAGCGGAGTGGTAAGTCCGCTAGATGGAAAGTCCGTTATTAAACAGCACACTGCTGTTGAATCATGAGTTAGCTGGCTTCCTTGCCAGCGGAAAGGTCTAATATGTCAGAAGATATTTGGGTAGTGGCAGGCAAGCCGAAAGGCACTCCGCCGATTGTCGGTGAATTATACGAAATTAGGGATAGCCGAAAGGGAACATTCAAAGCAAAAGTTTTAGAGGTCGGTGATCCGTTCGCAAAAGTGGAAGTTTTCGAGGGTAATCCTAAATTTATCTCTCTCGATTACAAGCTGAATTACAACGGCATGGTTTCGGTTCGTGCCTGCCTTGCTTACTTCATCCCCTTGAAGCCAGCTAACACAGTGTCCACTGGACGGGCGAAACGTGGCGCAAAATCAAAGTCTGTAAATGGCAAAGGCGGCTCCAAAGCCGCCCGCCAGTAACGCAAACCGTTCGACGACGCTGCGCTCCCCCAAAGTGCGGGGGGCTTGGTCGTCGAACGGGGCGCGAGATACATCTCGATGCTCGACTAGCTGAAAGGAAAAAAGACATGCCTGAAAATCTAAGTAAAAATCAAATGTTATGGAATGCAATGGTAGAGGCACTGAATAACTTCTTTATGGATAATTCAGTCCCGCCAGACGTGACAATTGCCCGACTCGTTGAATTATCGGGAGAGTGTTCTCGACTGGCTCATTACATGATTACAAAGTCCAGTACCTTGACCCGCGTCGTCGAACAACGAGATGAAGCCGTCGGGGAAGGGGCGGAAGAGTCTCCTAAAACTCTCCGTACCGAAGATTGATTAGTGGAGCACGAGATGAGTGACGCAAGCACCCGCCCCATCGCCCGCCGCTTATCTCGCGCCCCGTTAGGAAAATCAACATGAATACCAATACAACTCAACATCCTCTTACCGTCCCTGCAACCGACCTGCAACACGTGACCTGGCACGTGGAACTCCAAACCCACCTCTTCAACCGCAAACCACGGCTCGACCCCGCCAGCATCAAACTTGCCATGCAACACATCCGCGTCTTTGCAGGCTGGTACACAAACAAATTCAACCAGGCATTCATCCCATCCCTGCTCACCAACTACGACCTCCACCTCTACCGCGCACATTCGCTCGAACAGGAAAAGGTCAAAGCCGCAACATGGAACTCCCGACTCTGGGCGCTCACACACCTCACCAGCTACATCGGCGATCCAGGACTCATAACCGATATCGAAGGCAAAACCGGCTCACGCGGCTCCACCAAACACCGCGCCCTCACAAACGACGAATACCACCGCCTCATCCACGCCATCGAACAAAACACCAAACGAGCCGTCACCCTGTTCGAATACAACAACGCCGTCCGAGCCTGGGCATCCACCCTCATCATGCTCCACGGACTGCGCGTCGACGAAGCCGCAAGTCTATGCACCGAAGATATCACCATCAACGAACGCTCTGGATATGTCATAGTCCGCGACGGAAAAGGACATAAAGAACGCACAGTCCCCATCAACCTGATCGGACGCAAAGCCCTCGCCTCCCATCTCCACCTTCGACCTGCATCCACAACAACCGTCCTTTTCCAAATCTGTGTCCGCACCCTCCAACGAGAGATCTCATCCCTGGGCGCACAGATCGGCGTCCCTGACCTTACATGCCACTGGCTCCGCTACACCTTCGCCAAACGGCTCGAAGCCAACGGAACCCCCATCGAAACCATCCGCGACCTGCTCGGACACGAATCCATCGAAACCACCCGCCGCTACCTGCGATCGTCAATTCAAGAACTCCAATCCGCTGTTGAAGGAGTAATGTAATGGCACGAAAGAGATCGTTCATTACGCTCACAGATCAATTCTGTGGGGCTGGTGGCTCTTCAATTGGTGCAACAATGGCGGGTGCAGAAGTGCGCCTGGCGATGAACCATTGGAAGCTGGCAATTGAGACACACAACACCAACTTCCCCAAAGTTGATCATGACTGCGCGGATATCTCTGCTGTGAACCCACGCAAGTATCCGTCCACGGATATTCTTCTCACCAGTCCCGAATGCACAAACCATTCGTTGGCAAAAGGCAAGCCGCGCCGGTACTATGAGAAAAACCTATTCGGTGATGTGTTGATAGATCCATCCGAAGAGCGCAGCCGTGCCACCATGTGGGATGTTCCACGCTTTGCAGAATACCATGATTACAACATCATCATCACCGAGAACGTTGTAGATGCTGTCAAGTGGCGTATGTGGGATGCCTGGCTGAGTGCAATGCACGCACTGGGTTATGAACATGAAGTTGTTTACTTCAATTCCATGTTTGCATTCCCAACTCCACAGAGCCGTGACCGAATTTATGTTGTCTTCTGGAAGAGAGGGAATCGCAAGCCAGATCTCGATTTTCGCCCTGTCGCTCACTGTATGAAATGCGGTGGTGATGTCGAGACGATCCAGACGTGGAAGCGCAGAACAAAGTGGGGAAGATATAAATCTCAATATTATTATCGATGCCCAACGTGTCATGATCAAGTAACTCCATACCACTTTGCCGCATTCAACGCTATTGATTGGACCATCGAAGCAAAACGGATTGGAGATCGCAAAACTCCACTAAAACCAAAAACCCTTGCCCGGATTGAATATGGGCTTGAGCAATACGGCAGGCAGGTCATGATAGTCACCGGTCGCTACACAAGCGGACTAGAATGCCGTGTCAAGGACGCATATCGTGAACCACTTCCAACTCAACCAGGTGATGCAAGTCATGCAGTTGTGTTGCCTTGGATGGTAGAGACTGCACACAGCCAGGGCAACGGAAAGTATGTCACCAGTAGTGCAGATTCCACCCCCACGCAGACAACTGCTCAAACACTGGGTATTGTTGCTGGTTTCCTAACTAGAAACAATGGTGGAGCTGCCAAACCTGAATTCATGCCCAGTGGTTTGGATGAAGCAACCGGCACAATGACAACCAGTGGGAATCAATCGATTCTCACCGTCCCCCCTGAAATTCAGAAATCATTTGGCTTGATCAATCCATCCTTTATCGTTGAGATGCGTGGTACCTCACACTCTCGTGGGATTGATGAACCCCTGATGTTTGTCACATCGACTGGGAGCCATCATGCAGTGTTATCAGCAGGCTCTTTCCTTTCCTATTATTACGGCACAACACAAGCCAGTGGCATGGGAGATCCAATCCATACAGTGACAGGGCTTGATAGAGCTGCGCTGATCCATTCCCTAGATAGTCTCACCGTTGAAGACCTTTACTTCCGTATGTTGCATCCACACGAGATAGGCAAGGCGATGGCATTCCCCAAGTCATATGTTGTTCTTGGAACCAAGAGGGAGATGGTGAAGCAATACGGGAATGCTGTCACACCACCTGTTATGGAAATGATTATCAAGCGTTGTATGGATACGTTTAGAAATGGTAACTGAGAATGTCAACTCATCCCAGGTCACCAGCCTGCCACCAGCAAGGTGGCGCACACACTTGTTTATCAGTAGAAGAAAGATTCGCATTCTTCACCTTATTCATCTGCGTTATGTGCCCTGGGGGGGTGTGCTGTGCAAAACGGGTGTGGCTGTCGCAAAACAGTTCTTATGCGACAAATACCCACCCCTACACCCCATTATTGACCGCCAGATTGGGTCATAGGGCATTGATTATTTGTCGCATAAGGCATGGGGGGAGGGGGGTGGGGGTAGGCGGCGAAGATCTCTTGGTTTTGGGCAGGTCCGCGCGGCGGGCAGGCTCATATAGGTAATAAATTTCTGGAAAAACGGGTAAAGGCTAATGGCAGACAACTTTGATGATTTCATTGAGAAGGTTCGAGACGCAAACCCGATCGAGGATGTGCTCGCTGAAAGCGGTATTCACCTGCGCGGGCATGGCAGGCTGAGAACGGCAACAAAGCACGATTCGATGAAGGTTCGCACAGACATGCAACGCGTGTTCTGGTATTCACAGAACTGGAACGGGGATGTGTTCGGGTGGGTGATGCATGAGAAGGGCATCGAGTTTATGGATGCAGTGAACATCCTGGCGCGGCGTGCCAATATAGAGATGCCACGCTTCCAGGCGGTGAACGAGAGTGAAGTAAAACGACAACGTGCTACTGCTGATGTATTTTCGGTGGCGGCGAGCGTTTTTCACCGATGGTTGATGGGGGATGAAGAAAAAGGCATCAAGCCAGATGATGAGGCTTTGGCTTATGCACACGGGCGCGGCTGGTATGATGTGACGATCAATGCGGCTGTGTTGGGGTTCTCGGGGCGGAAGACTGAGAAACAAATCAACGACATGAAGGGCGAATTTTCGCTCTATGGGATAGACCCGTTATCTCCTGCAGGCGTGGCTATATTTGGCTTCGATGGGGACGTGGGCACATGGGGAATAAAACATAATCTTCTTGATCATGAAGACTTCGATATGGAATGGACGAATAAGGGTCGCATCCACGGGTTGATGGATAAGCCGGGATTGATCTATTCACACCAGCATCGTGGAGGCGTGAATTATTTGAGCCGAAGGCAATTGCCTGGCTTCGACAAAATCAAAGACAATGGAAAGCAACGGGAATGGAAATCTTTCAACCCGTACAAGCTACTGGCTGGACCCAAACAGCCTTATTTCAACCATGCACATCGGACAGACAGGGCGTTGGTATGTGTGGAGGGGCAGGGGGATGCGATCACATTCGGACAATGGGGACAGGGAAGCATGGCGTTCTGTGGGCTGTTGGGAGACCCTACACAGATGAGCCCTGAGGATGGGGAGAGAATGCGCAAGCTGGCAGGCTTCATCAAGAAGCATCCGGCTGTGTTTCTATCGCTGGATGACGATGAGGCAGGGCAAAAGGCTTTGCATGTGGCGGCAAAACTGCTGGGACCCAAGATACAGATCCTTAGGATGAGCAGGCAATGGACGAGGGAAGATGCGAGAAACCAGGGCGAGGAGTCGCAAGATGCCTAAGATCAAGGATGCGAATGCGCAATTGCAGGAGTGGGTGAAGAAAGATGTTCAACCCGACGAACAGGCGCGCCAGGTAGAAGCATGGATGGTTGGCGCCAAGCCTTTCATCGTACATTGGGCTGAGGAGATCGGGGAGATCCATAACATGACCGATAAGACCGATGCGTTGAACGATTTCTTCAAGAACGGTGTGGCGTTGTTGAGTCCTGATGATCGAGCCGGTTTCAAGGATGCATTATGCATGGCGGCTGAGATCAAAAGCACACAATGGACAGAGCGCCTAAAGAATTTGAACGGTCATAAGAAAAAGGGGCAGGATGACGACGACCAGGAACCGATGTTCATCACAGGTGGATGGTTGTTTGAGCATTTCATCGGTTTGGAATATGACGCCGAGCAAGACAAAACTTATTTTGCAGTGCGCTTCCCCGACGGAAGTGTGGAAGACCGGCTGGAACGTTTGATGATCGGCAAACAAAAGTACCTGCCGATGCCAGCGAATAATATCATCCGCAAGAGAGTGATATTGCTACCTTCGCAAATGATCGAATTGGCGGAGGAAAGCGACCTGTTATTTGCGATCAAATCGCACAATGCAAGGTATTTCGACTTCGGCGCGGATGAAACTTTCGAACAGTTGTGCATGATCTATCCGTTCTTCACGTATCTTGCAAAACAGTTCAGGACAGTGCCATACCTGCGGGCATTGGGCGATTATGGGACGGGTAAGAGCCGTTTGTTGAAGACGATCGGTCCCATTTGTTTCCAACCGATCATGACGAATGCGGGTTCATCATCTTCTTCGTTGTTCCGAATCCTTGACCTATTTACCAACAGCACACTGGTCCTGGATGAAGCTGATTTCTCCAATTCGGATGAGGCTTCGATGATCGCGAAGATCCTGAATGGTGGGAACGAGAAGGGGCAACCCATCCTCAGGTCCGAAAAGAACGCGATGGGGAACTTCGATGCGGCGGCATTCGATGTGTTCGGTCCCAAGGTGATTGGGATGCGTAAGGATTTCCAAGACCCGGCAACTTCGAGCCGATGTTTGACAAAGGAGATGCTTCCGATCATGCCGCATCCACGCATCCCACTGGACCTGCCGCCTGTGGAGATCTACGAAAGGGAATGCCTGGGTATCCGTAATGGGCTTTTCACTTACATGATGCACAACATCCAAAAGGATTGCCAGGTTGACCTTGGTGCAATCGATAGAGCCATGGATTCAAGAACTGCGCAGGTGACGGTGAGCCTTTTGACAGTGATGAAGAGTGAGAAGGGGCGTGACCTGGTGCGCAATTACCTGAAGAATGTAACCGAGGAACGCAAGGGTGAACGGTATGCGACCTTCACGGCACGCGTGCTGGAGGGAATCATGCTGGCTTGGGCGTGGGGACCGGTGAGCGACAGAATGGAAGATGAAAACAGAATCTATTTGAAGGATATCTCTACGGCAACCAACCAGGTTGTTGACGATCAGAACAAGCAAATGGGTGAGGGGGATGAAGAAGATGATGAAAAGGAAGGAAACAAGAACCGGTTCAAGGCAAAGAGCAGGAAGCTATCTCATACGATGAAGACCTACCTGAATCTCAAGACGATCCGTTCGACTGACGGTATCGCTCAATATAAGGGGACGAATTACGTGAACATGACACTGGAAATGGAACGGGTAAAGGGTCTGTGTGAACGGTGGGCTGTAGAGTGGCGTGAGAGGGGAAGTATCCCCCGCCCGCAGGTTATAGACCCGATGAAAGGCTCTGAAGGTCATGCCGAATTGCGTGAAAAGTGGCAAAAAACCACGTTTATGGACAAGGAGTGAAGCACGGTGAACATCTTTTGGCACTTTCTACTGGTGAAAAAATTTTTTTTATGGGTCTCAAACCCCCAAAAGATGTTCACCGACGTTCACCGGCGCTTTTTAGGGTCTCATATGAGCCCGGCGCGAGGCGTTTTTGGTCAAAAATTGCGGATAAGCATCGAAAAGTGAAGCAAAGTGAACATTATATCTTGTAAGTATATATATATAGAAAATTTTAGAATAAGTGTTCTGGCAATAGTGAAGATCTCATGCCAGAGATCTTCACTAAGTGAACATCAACGTTCACTGTTGTCAGACAACTTTATCCACCTGTGGGGGGTACCCCCATGTTTTAGGCTTCACAGCCTAGGGAGTAAATTTCGTGCATAGCCATATTGTCGGTGGAAGCCAGTTTTCGGGAGGGGAAGCGTCTTCTTCTCCTTCTCATGAGACTTCTTTGGTTGTCCTGCAGTTTGTTGAGCTGGTGCGGGGGGTGAGGCAGGTGCATAAGCCAGGGAACGGGTTTCAGACGGTCTCTGTGAAGATGGAGGAGAGGTATTGCATGGGTTGTTTTGGGATGAGTCGTCACGATGTTTGGAGTGGGGTCCGTCCCTTGAAGGGTACGGAAGTTTCAGGTTTCAAGTTTCAAGTTTCCAGGTGCCGTGTTTGCGGAAAGGAAGGTGAATGATGGAGATTTTGTGGGCTGTATTGGGTGCGTTTACGTTGATCCTGTTTTTGCTTGCGGTGCGTGCGATATGAAGAAAAATCGGACAGTCAGCAGAAGGCGGAAGGCAGGAGGCGGTCTGTTGGATCGGTTGCAGGATAACTTTGTAGTTGGGGTGAAGAAGTTACGCCGCCAGTTGGGTGATGTGTTTGCTGGAATCGGGTTGGTGACTGTGATCGTTCTGGTTGCAAAGGCTTTGACAGCGTGGCTGTCGGGAGGTGGATGATGAGATCTATTGTGATTTCCATCGTTCTTGCGGGGCTTGGGTTGGGACTGGCAGGCTGGGAGGCGTTACCTCTCTATGTGCACGCTGTGGGTGTGTGTGGGTTGGTTCCGCTGGCAGTCCTGGTCTTTCTGTTTCCGCTGATGACGGGATCTTCTACCCGTGACGGATTGCTGGGCACTCGAGCGGATCGGGAATCCTTCCGGCGTGACGTTGCCGGTGACTACACCATGCAGGAACTTTCGCAACTTCAGGCGCAGGAGGATGCAAATTATGTCGAGCACATGCGTGCGTTTGCACAACGGACAGAGTCTTATGACTCAAATGGTCATATCGTGTGGCGGGATGTTGTGACCGATCAGCATGGTAATTCGCATGTAACAGCAAGCGGTGTCTATAACCCTGGATACTCGATGTTTGATATTCCTGCGGTTGATGAAAAACCTGAAATCATTTTAGGGGAGGCAGTTGAAGAACATCCGTTTCGATACTACACGGGTCAGTTGAAAGGAGGTGCGTGATGTTCGATAGACCTCGGAATTGGAAGTGGATGGTGCCTGCGGCGTTGATCGCTCCGTGCCTGGTGTGGTGGAATGATTGGTCTATGAGTGGGGGAGTGTATGCTGACCTGGCGATCATCCCTGCGGTGTTGTTGGTGATCCTGTTTGTGGCGGCGTGTGTGAATCTGTATCTGTATTTGCAGGACCATAATTCGGATATTTTTGCCAATGTGCAGGCGGCTAGGAATTCGACACCTGAGGTGCGGATGTTCGAGGCGGCGAAGGGGATGCACCCGGAGGCTGTGAAGGCTTTGCTGGTGCATCGTAGAACGATATGGCGCGTGAAGTACATACCGCTGAAGGATGTTGTGGACTGGGTTCTGGATGAGGCTCCAAACGTCCACGCGGGGTTCGTGGATTTCGTGCTGGATCATTCGAACGGGTCGATCATGCCGAAGCGTTTTTTGAGTGATGGGAGCAGGCAGTACGACCCGGATGGACTGGTGACTGATTATGAGCAGTACGATGCCTTGATCCATTTGATGCAGAGCAAGTTGATGATCACGCAGGCATTCGGGAATCAGGCTCCGCAGTTGTTGCCGCCGTGGACTGCGGAGCTGCTTCGTCATCGGTTTGGGTTGGATGGGGGGGGGTATGGGGTGGAGGAGGCGATGAGTGAGGCGATGAAGGCTGTGGTGAGGGCGCAGTCGAAGGCAGAAGCAGGTTCGGGCGTGGTACGAGGCGATGCTTATCATCTTCCGAATGTGATCGAGAAGGCGTTGGAGGGGTTGGAGCAGACGGCTGAGATGAAGGCAAGGATGCACGGTTCATAAAACATTTTATTTGGGTGGTGCGATGAGATTGCTTCGCTCCGCTCGCAACGACATGTAAAAAAAGGAGAACATTATGTCTATCAATTTTGGTTTCGATATGGGGATGGGGGCTTTGAAGTTATGGAGTTCGCCGGGGGGGTGGCAGTTGGTGAGCCAGGTGGCGAGTAACGGTCATGGTCATCTTTCGGATGGGATCCTGGGGTTGAAGAACCGCAGGCGTCCGATGTTGGTGAGCGGGGAGTTCGGTTCATTCTATGTGGGGGATGGGGCGCATGAGCATGGGCGCCCGGTTGAGAATTTGGATTTTGACCGGTTGACAGGTGCGCCGGAGATGCGTGTGTTGTTGTATGCGGCTTTGGCACAGTACCAGGCTGAGCATGGTCCGTTCGATGAGCCGCTGTCGCTGATGGTGGGTTTGCCATTGCAGATGATGACTGGCGATTCGGCGAAGGATTATCAGAAGGGTGTGAAGAATTGGTTGAAGGGATCGCATGTGTTCGAGGTGGATGGGATGACGCACACTGTGGAGGTGGAGGATGTAAAACAAACTTCACAACCGGTGGGTGCGTTGTTCGATTATGTGCTGGATCACCGCGGGCAGATGATCGGTGAGCGCGGTTCGGCTTTGCTGGATGAGGTGGGTGTGATCAGCGTGGGTTTCAACACCGTGGAGTTGCTGGTGGTGAAGGAGCGCGGGGCAGTGGAACGTTTCACACGCGGGAATACGCTGGGTGTGCGCCGTCTGTTGGAGTTGATGAACCGGGATAATTTGTTCAGCCTGGGGGAGTTGGATGCGAAGATCCGTGCGGGTTTGATGAAGGCTGAGTTGAAGACTGCCATGCCAGTGTGGAGCCGCGAGGTGAACGGTGAGATCGAGAAGGTGTGGGGGATGAGTCACCGGCGTTTTGCGAAGGTGCTGATCGTGGGCGGCGGGGCGTTGTTGTTGCGGGATGCGTTGACTGTGCAGTTCGCGCATAAGGCGTGGGTGCCGGATGACACGGTGCTGGCGATTGCCCGCGGGTTGTGGAAGTTGAGTGTGATGAAGAAATAAATGCAGGATGCAAAATGCAGAGTGCAGAATTTGGAGCTGGTGATGGCGAGACGTAAGGATGCAGTGCAGTCGGTGCGGGTGCGGTTGGATGGGTATTTGAAGCCAGGCGTGGACCCGGAGGTGGATAAGGTTCTGGCGTGGTTGAATGGACTGCCACCACGGAAAAAGTTCCCTTCTGTGATCGCACGCTTGATCGGGGGCGGGTTGATCGAGGCGATGAGTGTGGATGACAGTGAGCTGGCGAAGCAGGTGGAGGCGGCGAAGGATATCATGGCGAACTTTGTGGTGGAGTAGGGTTCTCTCCCTCACCCCCACGCCTTCGGCAGCCTCTCCCGCTGGGAGAGGGGAGCAGGTTGAATTCTTAACCGTCAAGAATGAAAACCTATTCTTAACCGCCAAGTATTTTGCGTGCGTTCGGACAGGTGGTTTGGATGGGCAGCCCTCACGTGTGGGGGAGGGGAGTAGTTGTAAGTGATGAGTGTTGAATGATGAGTGAAAAGTGATCAGTGATCAGTTAGAAGTTATCAGTGAAAGGAGTTTGAGATGGCTAGAAGATTTACGGCAACACAACAATCAACGGTGAAAGATTTGCAACGAGTGATGACAAATATCGGCGCAACGTCTTTACGCATTGAGCAGGATGTAATGGGCGGAGGTGTGAAGGTGATATTTGATCGGGCTGGGATGCGATATATCCGAGAGTGTAAACGATGGGATGAATCAATCGATAATTTGCGAGCAATCGGTTTGCAGATTGATTATCTCTATCGTGCGCTTGAACTTTATGGGGTTGATATGAGTGAGACGAATTTCGATCAGGAGTTCAACACCATCTTCGGCGGGTTTCTAGCTACGCCTGATGACACAGCTTTGTTATTGGGTAGTGGAAAACAACTGTGGTGGCAAGTGATGGGTGTGCATCCCACTGCGAAGAAGGCTGATATTCGCAATGCGTTCCGGGCTTTATCGAAGGTTCATCATCCTGATTCTGGCGGCGACGAGGAAGATTTCAAACGCCTGCGAGTTGCCTATGATGAAGCCATGAAGAGTGCGAAGGGGTAGAGGTTCATTATGCCAGCTTATAGTTTTAAGGTGCAGTTTGTGAAGTTGATCGAGGAGGGGGCGAAGGTGCATACGATCCGCAGGATGAGGAAGAACCCGACTAAGCCTGGTCAATTGCTTTGGCTGTATACGGGAATGCGGACGAAGAAGTGCAGGTTGATCATGGATGCGGTTTGTACGTCTGTGGTTCCGGTGAAGATCTATCCGAAGTTGGGGCGGGTGGTTTTGAATGGCAGGATGTTGTCTTTGGATGAGACTTTGCGTTTGGCGGTGCGGGATGGGTTTTCCAATCACATGGAGTTTTTCGAGTTTTTCAAGCTGTATCCGCCTGAGGTGTTGGAGTTTGAGTTGGAGATGATTTATTGGAGGGATGTTTCCCTTACCCCTAACCCCTCTCCCGATGGGAGAGGGGAACACGTGGAGGTACATCATGAAACTTGATGTTGCTTTGAAGACTACTGAAGCTTTGGTGGAGCATTTGCGACCGGCGTGCGTGCGGATCGAGATCGCGGGTTCGATGCGGCGCTCGAAGCCTGAGGTGAAGGATATTGAGATCGTTTGTGTGCCTGACCTTTCGCCTATGCCTGCGCCAAGATTGGAGTTTGGGAAGCCAATCCCGAAGAGCCATAAGACTCTGCTGGATAAGATGGTTTCGGATATGAAGGTATCAGGGGACATCGATGTGAAGATGAATGGAGACCGCTTCAAGAAGTTGTATTTGAAGTATGCGGGGATCTGGGTGGATCTGTTCATCAACATCCCGCCTTCGCATTGGGGGGTGCAGATGGTGATCCGCACGGGTCCGAAGGAGTTCGGTCACTGGTGTGTCACGCAGAGGAGGTATGGCGGCGCATTGCCGGATGGTTATTTTGTGAAGCATCAGGTGGTTTGGGTCGATATGGATATCAAGAAGAATGAAGTCCCTGATGACCAGGCAAAGGCGTTGAAGCTGTTGACTGATGTGAACCATCTTCCGATGCCGGAGGAGATCGATTTTCTGAACCTGCTTGGGTTGGGGTGGCTTGAGCCGAGGGAGAGGGTGCCACGATGGAAGAGATAGTTCGTAATTCGATCAGTGAGGATGGGATGCGGGAGGTGAGGGTGGTTTCGGATGCTCCGGTGAGTGTGGCGCGGATGCGGCGGTTTTTGCCGGGGGCGGCGCGTGGGTTGGAGGTTGTGAGGTGTTATCCCACGTCCGCGCTGGGTTTGTTTTATGGGGAGGTGGTGTATCCGGTGCGGGAGGTGGTGGAGTTTCCGTTTGCGGCTTGTCGCGAGGGGAAGTTTCGCAGGCTGGCGGTTTGGCGGTTGGTGCCGGAGGAGGGGTTTCGGGTGAGTGAGGTGATCGAGTTTTTGGCTGAGTGGTTTTTTGTGCAGACGCATCGGAGGGCGGGGTATGTGTTTATGAGGAGGTTGCCGAGGGAAGCGATTAGCGGTCAGCAGTTAGCTGTTAGCGCGATGGGGGGAGAGGGGTTGGTGTTGTTGGAGGCGGATTGGGCTTTGGATCGGTGTGTTTTGGTTGGAGGCATATCATGAGAGAGAAGCAATGGCGTTGTCAGAATAAGAGGTGTGGTGCGGTGTTGGGGATGATCCGATGGAATCAGCAGGATAGCCCGACGTTGATGATGTTGAGACATTCGATCGATATGAGCAATGATGTGCCTGCGGAGGTGGAGGTGTTCGGTCCGCTGATCGGGCAGGTGTCGATCCGTTGTGAGAGTTGTGATCATGTGTCTTTCTGGGATATCAGCGTTGAGGCGTTGGCAGAGTTGATATTGGGGCTGAGGCAGGAGCAGTTGGTGCAGTTGCAGGCTCGGGTGGCGAAGGGTCGCGTGCGGAAGGTGCAGAGAAAGGCTAACCGGGCGAGAATCTAATGGGCGTGAAGCAGGTCGTTTTGGTGGTACTTTTCATTATCGCTTTTGTTGCGATGGTGTTCGTTTTGCCGGTGGGGGTGGACTGGCAGAATACGTATCGACCTGCGGCTCTGGCTGTGTGGAGTGGTGAGAGCCCGTTTTCGGTGGAGATCTATTATGCGGCTCCGTGGGCGGTGTTGCCGTTGGTGCCGCTGGCTTTGTTGCCGTTGGAGGTGGGGCGGGCTGGGATGTTCGTGGTGGGGTTGTGTGCGTTTGCGTTTACGGCTTTTCAGTTGGGGGCGAGGCGGTGGACGCTGGTGTTGTTCTTGTGTTCGGCGGCTGTGGTAGGTTGTTTGAATAATGGGAATATCGAGTGGATGCCGTTGTTGGGGTTGGTGCTGCCGCCGCAGTGGGGGTTGGTCTTGCTGGCGGTGAAGCCTCAGGTGGGGGTTGGGTTGGGTGTTTTCTGGTTTGTGTGTATCTGGAACGAGCGGGGGTTTTGGGCGATGGTGAGGACGTTTTTGCCGGTGACGGTTTTGACGCTGGTTTCTTTTGTTGTGTATGGGGTTTGGGTTTTGCGCTTCGGGCAGACTTTGGCGTGGAGCGTTGATAATACGAGCCTGGGGTGGTATGGGATGGCGTTGGGGTGGGTGGTTTTGGTGAGGGCGATCCGCAAGGGGAATGCGCGGCTGGCGATGGCTTCGAGCCCGTTGCTGGCTCCGTATGTGTTGCAGTTTACGTGGAGCGCGGTGTTGGTGTATTTGTTGGATAGTCCGTTGGAGTTGTTGGGGGTTGTGGTGTTGATGTGGGTGCCGGTGGTGGTGAGGGCTTTTAGCTATTAGCGATTAGCTATTATCTTTTGGGACTTATATACATATCTCACCTGAGCCTCCTAAATTGGCATAAAAACTGGTGTTCTCCAACCCTTGACAATAACCTAACGTTAGGTTATTATAGTGGTATAAGTTGGTACGAGGTATCAACAAAATCAAAAAGGAGATCGAAATGAGCGAAACAACGGTAACAATCGAAGCAAAAATGTCAGGCACTGGAACCATCCACGATACTGCAAGCGAGCACTTTGACCGGGACATCATTTTTCCTGATGGGCACAAATACGCAATCGTGCTCGCCGCCTACTACGGTAACAATCTCTACTACACGTGCGAGACCCCCGAAGAGGCTTTGGAAATCCATGACCGAGAGAGCGAGTTTAGCCACGTGATTATCGACAACGACGGCGATCATATTGATGTGGACTGGCTCAGGAATAGATACGGATAAACAACTAGATTGGGGAGGGCGAAAGCCCCCCCTCTCTACTTGGAGAAAATCATGAACACAAAAGATACTCAACTGTTGCTCAAAGCCACCCAAGCCATGACCGACGCCCGCATAATGCTCAACAGGATGTCCACCGATGGCAGAGCGGAACTTGTTACAAACAATCACAGCATCCTTGCTGATATTGAGGCTGTACAAAATGCCCTTGATGGTAAATGGCTTGATGCACGACGTGCAGGCGCTGCCCTCGGCTCGATCAAGTCCACTCGAAAAGCTCAATCGTCTGCCAACAACGGCAAACTTGGCGGACGCCCCAAAACAAAGAAAGCCTAACTATGACATCCAAACCGCAGACACTCCAGCAAGCAATCGTGTTTTTTGCAGATAAAGACATCGCTCATCAATACCTCGTTGATATGCGTTGGTCTGATGGTGTTGTATGCCCAAACTGCAAGGGGACTGAGCACTCATATCTCACCACCCGCAAAACGTGGAAATGCAAAACCTGCAAGAAACAATTTAGTGTCAAGGTTGGCACTATCTTTGAGCATAGTCCGATTGGTCTTGATAAAGAGACATGTATATAAGTCCCTATCTTTTAGCTGTTGGCTTTTAGCTGTTAGGGGGCGCGTCAAGTACCCTTGACAATCGCGATGAGGGGATTTAAAATTCAGGGCAGGTAAAGAAGCGCAAACTGCCTTGTGTGGCAGATGGCTTGTCGTGTAGCGCCCGATGTCTTTTGACATCGGGCGTTTTGCGTTTAAGTAGCTTTTAGCTGATAGCTATGAGCGATTATCAAAAAGGAGATTTGAAATGAAAGTTGAATATTCCCTGTTGGCTCTTTTTTTGGCGTTGGTGTATGGCTTGATCACACAGTTCTTTCCCGATTTCCCCATCTCGGCAGAAGTGTTGCTTGCCTTCCTGGTCTACGTTCTGTTGAAGCTGGGTGTTGAAGTTGTGGGCGCACCTGTCAAGAGCTTTCTTGCGAACCGTGCCAGGAAGAATAAATAGTTGGATTGGTATGGGGGCGGGGAGACCCCGCCCCTACATAACCATGCAATTCTTTTTTGATCTGACTGCATTTATAGTGGCGCTGGCGATCTCGTTCGCGGGGGCGATGTGGGCATCGGTCTGGTTGATCCGTTATCCCGTGCCGATCTGGGACCTGGCGAAGATATTTGCTGGTGCGTTCGTCGTTCAACTTCTGATCTATTCAGGATTTTCGTTCATTATCGTTGACATCCAACTCCGCTCGTACATGGTACGGGCGTCCATCATCGTGCTCTGTCTATCTCAAGCAGTGCCATTATTGTATGTGTATAGGTCATGGAAACATGGACATTGACAATGAACGACTTCAATTCTACGGTGTAACTTTTCTTTCGCTTTTGAACTTCGGTGTTTTGCTGTTTCAGACGATGCGCAAACTTCCGCAGGAAGTCGCCAAGATGAAGGCTGAGAAAGCCGAATCCATTGCGGAGGCGGCTGAATCAAATATGCAGGGGGCACAGATCAGCAATGATCTGTTGATGAAAAGGCTGGAAGAGGAGCGCAAGGAGAAGAGGAATTGGCGAACTTATGCCGAGGCTTTGGAAAAGGAATTATTGAACAACGGTTATGCCGTTCCGAAGTTCGACCCTTTGGACACTGAGCCAAAGATAAAGCCGATCAAGAGAAAATGATTGATATGAATAAACAACCATCCCCAGCCCCCGCCCTGAATGTTTCAAGATCGCCTAATTATGTGCAAGCCGCACTGTTCGTGGGCATCATTGGAATTTTAGGTGTACTTGGTCTTAGTTATCTGCGTCCCAACGATGACATCCTTGTGTTGAGCGCGATCTCGTTCTCCTTCACGACAGGAATATACAAGTTATCAAAACCGAACAGACGCGGGTGCAAAGCCGCGATACACACGACATGGTGAATTCCCGTCTGACCGAGTTCATCGATACACAGGCTGAGATCGATATCAATCATTCGAATATGACCCAGCAACAATTTATTTTGAAGTATGGCGGGGCTACTCTCCCGGATGAGGATGAGCCGATTCCCGATGATGGAGGTGTTGCGATGAAAGAAGGCACTGTCATTTATGCCAATGGTTTGAACTTCAGGAATGGACCTGGCACGACGTATAAAGATATCGGAGATCTGTGGTTAGGCGACAAGGTGTATGGGGAGCTTGACCCGGTTACCAATTGGATCCACTTCCAAAAGATCGTTCGTGTGAACGGCTTTGTTGCAAACGTGGATGGGTGGGCGAGCGCTTTATCACAATACATGAAGTTGGTGGATGTCGTGCCGCCGAAAACAACGACGCCATTTACGATCACGTTTGATGGACACAAACCATTTGCAGGCGAAGCAGAAAAACTATGAGGATCATCCCTGCCTGGATGTCATGCGGTATTGGATCGGCAAAGAGACCGATGTCACGCATAGTTGGATTCAATGTCATTTCAATCTTTCGTATAAGGAGAGTTTTGAACTGGTTGAACAGTTGGTTGAAGATGGAACGCTTCAACCAAAGTTTTATTTCGATATTGTGAACGAAGGATATACGGTACTTAGGAAAACGTACAATGACGAACTTCATCCTAAATCTTGACGGTCACAAGCCACTTACCGGAGTGTTGGAATTGGAGTCTAATCCCATCCCTGTTCCTAGGAAGGTTTATCGCGTGAAGAGAGACCAGTTCACGCAGTACCAGTTTTCGGCTGATGGTGTTGCGGCGAACGGTGTGCGTAAGTCCGCTCCCGCCCCGGCTGTGATGAATACCGGCGACATAGACGATCATAAAAATTGGCGATGGGCGGACATGACAGAAGCCGTGCAATATTTCTGGGTGGATCTATTGTCCATATTTCTGCACAGCAAGCTGTTTCGGGATCTCGATAAAACAAGGCGAAACGCAATCATCACCGATTTCAAAGGTATGACGCTGAGCGATAAGTTTGTGACGAACGACAAGGGGACCGACAAGTTTCGCAATTACATCACCGGCGAGAACAAGGACAAGGAGAATCCACGGCAAGCGCCGCTGGTATGTGTGGACGATTGGGTACGTGTCTTGCAAGAGAAAACGAACCGGTATGATGTGCTCATGGGGCAACTTGATAGCTTTTTAGTTTCTGAGCCTTTCCCGATTGTGACAAAGGACCTGCTGAAAGACCCACGCGTTTTGTGGGCGACGATCATTACCAAGGAAGGCACGATCAGGAACTTCCCACAGTTGGATGGGATCCCTGTGCCGTATCCGTATATCACTGTTGAGCATTGGTGGTATCCGATGGCGGATCTGGAGAAGGTCAATTGATATGAGCATCAAACGAGTTACGCAGTTGGAATTGGAAAATTTTGCGCTTGGTATCGAGCTGGCTGAGGAAGCCGATGCGAAGGTTTTGCTTTCCGTTGCCGATGTGCGGGCACGTGAAATCCTCTTTCGTAAAACTCTCGTGGAAAACAATGTCATCGATGCAAGCGAGGAGATCCCGTCCTGGGCGGATGTATATCAGAATTTATTGAATGCAAATGTCCGTCCGCGCATTGCGGCATATATCGCCTGGGCGACGATGCCCAAGAAATTCCGTTACCCAGACACGCAGGAAAACCTTGCGAAAGAATATCTCGGTCTCACTTCTGACCGTGCTATCGCCACGTGGCGCAAGAAATATCCAGAGATCGACATGATGATCTCGCAGTTGCAGGCTGAATCGATGTTGGAATATCGTCCGGGTGCGTTCCATGCCCTGGGGACGGTTGCCTCCGATCCCAGCTACCGTGCCAACCCAGATCGGCGTCTCTTCTTCGAGATGACGAAAGATTACACACCGCGCCAGAAGATCGAAGGCGACTCAGGGTCCACGGTTGGGCGCAAGGTGTTGGGCGAGCTGAAGAAGAAAACCACGGCGGATCTGATCGAGTTGCTGGGACCGGATGCACTGACGATGATGAAGGAGCTGGAGGAGGAGTTGGAAGATTCCGACCTCACCCCCATCCCCTCTCCTGAGGGAGAGGGGAGCGAGGAAGAGAATGTCGAGTAATCCGCGTGATTTGATCAAGCAGGAGATCAAGAACCGTCTCATGGCGGAGCGTGACTTCCTATCCTTTTGCAAACATGTGGACCGTAAACATCCGGTCGAGGAAAAACATGTGCAGTTTTTGGCGCACAAGTTGGAGCAGGTTGCGAAGTACATCCTTTCAGGCGGCAAGGAAGGCATCCCCCGTTTGATGGTGTTCATGCCCCCGCGTTATTGGAAAAGCCAGACCGCCTCACGCAAGTTCCCTGCCTGGTTGATGGGCAAGAACCCAGATCTACGAATAATTTTGACATCCTATAATGCGGATCTTGCCAGTAAACATTCAAAGGCAGTCCGTGACATGATCCAATCGGAAGAATATTCGCAGGTGTTCGGTGAATTATCGTCCACGAATGAGCCAGTGGAACTGGATGCTGAAAGTAAAGCATCGGCTTCATGGGATATCGCGGACCGCATGGGCGGTATGCAAGCCGCGGGCGTGGGTGGCGGTATCACAGGGTTCGGGGCGAATCTATTGATCATTGATGATCCGGTCAAGGGTCGAAAGGAAGCGAGTTCCGAGACGATCAGTGACGACCAATACGAATGGTACAAGTCCACAGCTTATACACGTTTGGAAGATCATGGTGCGATCATTGTGATTCAAACGCGCTGGGATGTGGAAGACCTTTCAGGGCGGCTTTTGAATGCTATGGAGTCAGATGAAGATGCGGACGAATGGGATGTTGTCTTTATGCCTGCGATCGCACCGGATGAAAAGGAATATCCGCAGACACACGAAGAGTATGTTGAGAATTTATTGGGCGGTGTCTTCCTGCCAATGAACGGCGATCAATTAGGACGCGCCCCCGGTGAACCGCTGTGGGAACACAAGCACGATGTACAGGCTCTGAAAATCAAAAAAGCCAACATGGATGAGTTTGAATTCGAGGCGCAATTTCAACAGATGCCCAAACTCGCCAGCGGTAATTTCTTCGATGAAGACGACTTTGACGTAATACCGCGTGCGCCGGAAAGTTTACAGTGGTATCGCTATGTAGACTTGGCATTGGGCAAGACCCAACAAAGTGATTTCAATGCGACCGGGGCAGTGGCAATGGATACGAGAGGTGATCTTTATATCCGCGACATGTTGAGAGAACGTAATCTGGATCTGTTTTTGGGAAGTCTGAAGGCATTGATGCTTAGGGATGAAGAGCATGGTGTGATCTGGGGCATTGAAGGGAATGCCTTTCAATCGTTGGTGGTGAAGCAATTTATGGCTGATAAGGCTTTGGCGAAGATCGCTATCACCGAAATGACACGCAGTAGTGATGAAGGAGATAAAACGCAATGGGCACAATCATGGCGGTTGCGCGCCAAACAGAAGATGGTGCATTTGGTGCGAGGTGCCTGGAATTTGACATTTAAGCGTGAGGCTGTGGGTTTCCCCAAAGGGCACGATGACCAGATTGATTCAGTGAGCGGTGGAAATCAGATGATCGCCGATAACGTGAGCGGCACCGGTAAGACCGCAAGCAGTGAGGCGGTTGTGGTGAGTGCGGAGCAATTATTCGATTTAGCTATCAGCTCTTAGCTTTTAGCGATTAGCTTTTAGGAGAGTGCAAAATGAAAAATAAAATTCAAAAAGGGAAAGCGCTTGAGGAGCTGGTAAAGGGGTCACTGGAATATACCCAGGCGTGGATCAGCAAGCAGTTCCGCGTGCAATTCCCGTATCTGGATGGCGGTCCGAATTTCTATGTCATCGATTCATTCGCAGACTTTGTAACCATTGAATCCTATGGTTCGGAGTTGATGCCATCCGAGTATTACATGGTGACGTATACGAAGAGCGGAGATCAATATACCTTCGCTCCGCGTGATGAATGGGAAGTGGTGGAGCTGGCTTATCAGCCCAAGACAACCGCGCAGGAAGCGGCTGTGGCTGAGGGTGCAGTAGCTTCCCCGAGCGTAAAGAAAAAGGGGAAACGGTTTGAAGAGACAGTGGCAAACTCGGTCCAGTTGGTGGAAAGTTCAGAGAATGAAACTCCCGATGGACCGTGGCGCATTCGAGCCGTAGGCATTACGGCTGACATTATCAATGGAAACGGACGGCGTTATCCTGCTTCGGTGCTTGAAAGAGCGATCAAGGAATTGAAGGGTCATCTCCATGAGAGCAACGGACAGGGACGTATGTTATCGCTGACAGGGGAATCAGACCATCCCGCAGACAAGGGCAATCGGCGTTCTTTGCTGAGTGAAATTGTCTTCAACTGGGACACTGTTTCGTTCGATGGGAAACAAGTCCTTTTGGAAGGCAACCTGCTTGGCACGAGTGCAGGCAAGGACATCCATGCCCAGATGCGCGGCGGTGTGATCCCTGGGATCAGTCAGCGCGGATACGGTGAATCGAAGAAGGTCAAGCAAGGCGGTGTCCCAGTCGAGGAAATCACTCAACTGGTGATCACCGGTTATGACGGGACCACGCCGAACGAACAAAGCGACCCCAATGGGTCGATCAACTATTTTGAATCCAATCAAGGAGAAATTGACATGAACGAGTTACTTGAACAATTGAAGAAATTACTCGCTGAACAACCTGAACTTTTCAACAGGGGCATGACAGAAGCGCAGTTGGAAGCGTTGAATGAAAAGCAGTTGAAGAAACTGGAAGAAAATCTGCGCACGACATTGGGGATCGGCGCGGATATGAACATCGTTGAAGCCGTGAAGGGTAATGCGGTCAAGGCGAAGAAGTTCGACGATCTGGAAGCCCAGTCCGCGATTGACGAGGCGAAGAAGGAAGTCGTGAAGGACCTGCCTTTCGGCGCGACGCTCAACAAGATGTTCGTTGAGAGCATCGATGAAGCCGAACTCCCGAACGCTGAAGTTGTGAAGAAGTTCGCCGAATCACAGCGCAAGCAGTTCAGCAAGATGGCGGCGGCAGGCGTTCTCAAAGGCATGGGCTTTGATGAGAAAAGCAAGTCGATCAAAGTGATCGGCGATGTGCTCGAGAACGAGACCGGCACGCCGGAATTCGCACGTGTGGCTTTCGAGCTGACCGAATCCGTGCGCAAGCACGAGAAACGCGCCAAAAGCACGCTCGTGTTACGCGCCGAATCTCCCGCCGCAGTTTTGACAGATATGTTGCTGGCTCAATTCGACAAGCAATACAAGCGGCAGTTGATGAACGAGGCAAAGATGTTCGAAGAGGCTGAGACCACTGCGGACCTGAACCTGCCCTATTCGGTCAGCCGCACTGTGATCGCCGAGGCGTACCCCAACCTGGTTGCCGCCAACATCTTCGATTTTGGGATCATGGAACAATCACCGATGAATATCTTTTACGAGACATTCACAGGCGAGACCGGTTTCCTGGTTGCCATCACCGATGAAGTTGAAACTGCCGGTGCGGAGGATACCTGGTACGACCTGGCGCAAAAGAACATCGTCCCAGGCACGGTCGTTGTGACCAGCAACCCCGCAGGCACCACCTATGTGGAAGGCACCGACTTCGTGATCGATTATGAACTCGGTAAAATCCGTGCGATTGCGGCAGGTGCCATCGATGCAAACGATGTGCTGGTGGATTACAGCTACCACGCGACCCGCAAGGGCGAGGATGCCGAGATCGAACGCGCCAAGACCACGCTCGCATACCAGACCATCACCGCCGCGGCTGACCGCCTGGCTGATTACATCACCAGTGAAGCGATCGTGTTCAGCCGTTCACAGATCGGCTGGGATGCAGTCGGTCGCACGATGGCAAATATCATCCGCGAGATGCGACGTGACAAGGACCGCCGCCTGATCGAAAAGGCTCTGGCGGCTGCATTGTCGGTGGCGAGCAACAAGACCGCCGCATGGGATATCAGCGATGCTGTTTATCTTGATCTCGTGAAGCGTATCGGTGAGGCAAAGGTCAAGGTGGTCAACCGCTTCTACAACCCCACTTCCCTGTTGATGAGCGCCACGAACTCGGATTACCTGAGCAATTGGGACGGGTTCACACGTGACGGGTTCCCGAATGCCATGTTGAATGCCGCTGGTTTCGTGGGCAGGGTCAAAGGGCTGGATGTCTTCGAGACGCCCGAGATGCGCGATACCTTCAACCTGGTGTTGAACCGTGAGATCGTGATGCACCGCATCTTCTCGCCCATGATCGTGAAGGGACCATACCCCACCTACAGCAACGGCAAACTGGTGGCGGCAGATCAATACTATGCGGAGGAGTACAACGCTTCGCTCGCGCCGATCGGCGGCAAGGCAAGTGTTGTCCCGACCCAGGCGTAACGCTTTACGATTGACGATTTTGGATTGACGAATGGGAGCGGGGTTACTGGCTCCGCTCCCATCGATGAAGGAGATCGATATGACGAAGATCACGAATATTGGTAAAAAAGATCGAATGGTTGCAGATCGAATCTTGCGACCGGGCGAATCGAAGGAGATCACACCGAAGCAGGCAGAGTTATTGGAAGGCGATCAGGATTTTGAGATCAAGGAAGATGCCCCGCCTCAGGCTCAGCCGGAAGTTGATCCATTCTCTGACGCTTCGACTGTGACGGGTGGTCTCGATACAGCTGTGAGTACACAGCCTACTCGACCAGCCAAAGTTGGCAGACGAGGTAAGAAGAAATCATGACCACGCTTGCCGCGCTGGTTGCCCTGTTGCAATCGGAAGTCCCCGCTGTGGACAGTGTGCCCACGTCTGCGCAGTATGAGCAGGCGGTAAAGGATGCTGTGCTGGATTTTTCGCGTCGTTGCGGGTTGATCAAGCTCTCGACGCTTGCCATTGTTTCAGGCACCCCCACCTACAGCCTGCCCGCAGACTTTTTGAAGTTGATCTCTATGGATGCGCTCGTGGGTATCGACAATGTGATCATCTCGGACAACGGCATCATACCCATCAGCAAGGACTTCCAGGAAGAGTCGACGATCGCAAACAAACAGATCACGTTCCATCCCACGCCCGCCTATTCGTTGACGCGTTATTTCAAATACAAGGCGGGCTGGGTAGCCACGGCAGGCGATTACACTACGATGGGTGAGGACGAAGCGCAGATCGTTTTGTTGAAAGCCAAGGCGATTGCCCTGTCGAAGATATCCAATGCGCAGGCGGGCGATTCGATCAAATATAGTTTCGGTGCAGTGAGTGAAGACCTGAGCGGCGCAAGCACTTCGTATCAAAAGGACAGTGAGACATCCGATTCTGAATATGAAAATGCGTGCAAGACCTATAACGGCACCTATGGGACCTATTCATGAACACGAGTTTCTACCAGGCACGCATGAGGAAGATCCGCGCAAGGAATGAAGTGAGCCTTGTGATCCGCCGTGATGCTACAACTGTGACCGCCCAACCCATGCGGATCGAGTATGCAGGCGCACGCGGGTCCAGGTTGCAAAGCGACGCCGCACGCGCAGCGAACCAGGCTGTCTTCATTTTGGGCGAGCCGGATATGAATATTCTGAATGAAGACCGGATCACATATGACGGCAGGTTGATCAGGGTCGTTTTCATTCAGTTGAACCGGCTGACGGCTACGATCGCAGAAGGCGTGGTGGAGGAATGAACGGTTCTGGTTTCGAGTGGGTTGTTTCGCCGAAGGTCATTGCACAGGGTCTTGAAGACTATGGTCAACGGGCATTGGTTGCGATCCAGGCTGTGGCAAATTATTGGGGACAGTCTGTTCAGGATGAGGCGCGCAAGGATGCGAACTGGGAAGACCGGACAGGCAATGCACGCGGTGGTCTGTTCTTTGCGGTGGACGGGTTTGGTCTCGGCACGATCACCGGTGAGGTGACACCCGAATCGAAATCGGAGATGAGCGATGTGGGCATCGAAAGCGGTGATGCCAATACGTTGATCATCACACTGGGTCACACCGTTTTTTATGGCAAGTTTTTGGAATTATCGAACGGCGGCAAATATGCCATCGTCATGAGCACGCTGGAAAAGAACCTTTCAGGTCTTGAACGGATGGTTCAGGATGTCTTCAAAGGATAGATCATGCCAACCTTGATGCAAAGAATCAATGCGTTTTTCAATCCCGCTTCCGCTTCCGCTTCGACTTCGCCTACGGCTCCGCTCAGCGCGAGTGGGGGCGGACCGGCGCCGGTGATCCCTGAATCGGTGATGAGCAAGTTCCAGGTGGAGCATACGCGTGCGGCGGTGATCAAGGATTGCCGTGCGATGTATGACGGCGACCCGCGTGTGGAGAAGATGCATCGGGATTATGCGCGTGACCTGTTGCGGAATGGTTTCATCATCAAGACTGAAGATAAAGCGGCGGCGGAGGTTGCATCGGATTTACAGAGGCGATTGAGCCTGAACCAACGGTTGGAAGACTGGTTGAGATTGACCATGCGTGACGGCGATTCGTTCCTTGAGAACACCGTGGACGATTCCCTGTTGATCGCAGATGTGACGCGCAAGCCAACCTTGCAGATGCACCGCAATTCAAACTCGGCTGACAAGTTCGATAATCCGCAGAAGGCGTTCTGGATGGGTGCGACGATGTATTCAGGCATGGAGCCGCCTGCGGATGCGCTTTGGTTCCCCGCCTGGCAGATCATCCATGCACGTTGGAACCATGACGAGGAACAACGCTACGGCAGACCGATGATGAAATCGGCGCGCAAGCACTTCCGGTATGTGGAGGACGGTGAGTTGAACGTGGCAGTGCGCCGGAAGATCGGCGGGGCACAGCTTCGCCAGCATGTCATCGAAGGTGCGCCTTCGGATGTGGAAGCGTATAAGGAAAATAACAAAGCCGCGTTGGGGAAACTGGCGGCGGTGGTTGACTTTTTTAGCAACAAGACGGGCAACCTGACCGTCCATCAGGGCGATGGGAACATCGATAAGATCGCAGACGTGGAACATCACATTGCGACCATGTTCACAGCCAGCGATACGCCCATGGAGTTGATCGCCTATGGCAGTGACATGAACCGCGACATCCTGGGCGAGAAGAAGGAACAATACGAAGAGATCCTCAACCAGGGACGTGAGTGGACCACGCTCCAGATCATTCAGCCGTTGCTGGAACGCCAATGGTTGATGCAGGGTATCCTGCCTGCCAGCGTGGAATATAAGGTCATCTGGCGCAAGGCGAAATCCCTTAGCCCTGCGGACCTGCGCGACCTGGCTGATGCCGGTTCCCGTTTGAAGCTGCTGGGTGTGAAGGATGAGATCATTCAGGTGTTGATGGCTTCGTTCCTGCGGGATGTGGATGTTGACATCCTGAACTCGAACGGTTTCAGTGTGGATCAGTTTGCGAATAACCTGAAAGGATTGAGCATCTAATGGCTACACCTGTCCTGTTGAATGAGCGCATCAAGAAGAGCGAGTTGCTGGATAAACTCGATTCCATCGCGTTGAACCGGATCTATAAATCGGCTTTTGTTGCGTTGATGCGATTGCAGATCTATTTCACCGGTCGCACACAGGAGTTGTTGCTGGAGTTCACCGGCAAGGCACAGTCCATCTTACTGCGGAGGGGAGGCAGGGACGGCGTGTTGGATGGCTCGACCGGCTTGCTTGCACAAAGCGACCTGACAACCGCCTGGGGGA